TACAAACCTTCCAAGCCTAAAGGCCCAGCAGAAAGTTCTAGGCAACATTCCTGGCGCACAGGATGTTCTTGGTAACTTTTACGGGAAGCGGTACACAGAGCAGATTCAACCTGCTGTTGATCGGTTCTTGTCGAGCATCAGTTCAGTTGATGACCCGATGACCGCGGGATTCCGTGGGCAACAGGCATTGCGTACAAGGCTTGAGGATTTGCAAACACAAAGACGTCAAGCCGCAGAGCCAATTTATAGGCAAGCATTTGAGAATTCCCCTCCTATCGATGTTGGGCCGATTGCAGCAACGCTAGATCAACGGATGGCAATTGCAAAAGGTGAGGAACTCTCAGAGTTGCGACGCATCCGCTCAATGCTAAATCGAGACGTAACACGACTGAACGCACAAGGGGACGAGGTTACTGAGACGGTGTTAGAGAATCGTGCGCCAGCTTTGCAGCGCGTCAAGTTTGCTATTGACAATATGTTGCAAGGCGATGCCATCTCCTCAATGGACGCAACCATTAGGCGGGAAATAACTGGCATTCAAGACCAGTTGGTTCGGACGATGGAAAACGCAATTCCAGAATATGGTTTGGCAAACCGTGAATTTGAAAGGTTGTCGGAACCTATCAACCGTTTCATGGAGCGTAGGCCTGGGCTGTCTCTCATCAACATGAGCCAAGACAACCTAGACCAGTTTGCTGGCAAGGTGTTTGGGGTGACAGAGCCTGCGTCTCCACAATCAATTCGATATACGCGACAGCAGATTGAGCAGTCAGGGCCGAATGGACCGATTATCTGGAATGAAGTGACCAGATCCTACTTGGAGAGTGTGTGGCAGAAGGCAATGAAACCGACTGCAACGGCAACCGAGGAAAAGGTTGATGCTGGTTTGTCGTTCCGTAATATGCTGATGGGTGACGATAAACGGATCAAAGCATTGCAAGCGGCAATGACTCCTCAACAGTTTACTGCGCTGAGTGATTTGACTAAGGTATTGGAAGCGGCAGGACGTGTGAAGAAACTTGGATCAGACACTGCATTTAACGCTCTAGTGTTGCAGGACATGAAAGAGACGGTTCCTAACTTGGTTGTTCAGGGAATGACTCCAGTGAAAAACTTGCAGAATTATTTTGCAAGGCAGGCATTTATGAAGAATGCTGATGTTCTGGCTGAAATCGTTACAAGCCCAGATGGAATCAATCGGCTAAGAGAGCTTCGCAAACTTAGTCCTCAACAACCTAAGTTCTGGTCTGGATTAGCGCAAACGCTTGCAAGCACCGGTTCGTTTGCTGTTTCAGAAGTATTGGAATAATCATGGCAAAGACAAAGATCAGCGAGTTCGACACCAATCCAGACAACAACACTGATATTGACAACATCAATATCGCTGAGAACTGTCCTCCGGCGAACATCAATAATGCCATCCGCGAGTTGATGTCGCAGCTAAAAGACTTCCAAGCTGGCAATCAGGCATCGAACCAACTCCTAGCCGCTGGTGGAGGGACTGGCCTATCGTCATCTGGTACGTCTGGCAATGTCCTAACCTCTGACGGTAGTGGGTGGGTATCGTCTGCGCCTAACTACGTTCCGACTGGTGGCATGGTGATGTGGGGGACTGCATCTGCTCCGACGGGCTACCTGCTCTGTAACGGCTCTGCGGTGTCGCGGTCTACCTACTCTGCGCTGTTTGCAATCATTGGCACTGCATTCGGATCGGGTGACGGGTCTACTACGTTCAACCTGCCAGACTTCCGAGATCGCTTCCCTGTCGGTGCTGGCACGACGTACAGTGCTAACTCAACTGGTGGTAGCAAAGACGCAATCGTTGTGAGCCACACTCACACTGGAACGACTGATACTAACGGCGCTCACCAGCACCTTGTCGTTGCAAACTCTGGCAATACTGGTGCGCCGACGCCAGGAGCAGGTCCGTCTGTTGATGGCAGCAACTCAGTCAGTGCGTTCGCGTGGTCGGCTAACTCTGAAAGCTATATTCTTGCTGGAACGACTGGTGTTAATGCTGGATTGTCTAGTTCTGCTGGAGCGCATACGCACACCTTCACGACAGGTTCAACCGGATCGTCTGGGACGAATGCTAATCTACCGCCCTATCTGGGTGTCTACTTCATCATCAAGACATGACAACCGCAAACGAAGTCGAGGCTAAGCTAATGACGCATGAACAGGTTTGCGCTGTCCGCTATGAGGGCATCAACGCTCGTCTCAAGCGTCTTGAGCAGATACTGATTGGGACTGCTGCGTTTATCATTGCGCTGTTGCTTGGGCTTGTTATGAAGGTGTGAGATGGTAGAGATCGCGGTCGCGCTTGCTGCTGCACAGGCTGCGGTCGCAGGCATCAAACAAGCCATCCAGGTCGGCAAGGACGCCAAAGAGTGTCTAGGCGAATTCATGCAACTGTTCGACGCGCAGGATCAGATCCAGAAAGCGTCAACAGATGAACGAGCAAAACTGCCGGAGGAAAAGCAGAAGTCTGCAATGTCAGAGGCTCTCGAGTCCGTCATTGCTGCGAAGAAAATCCGCGACATGACCGATGAGTTGAAGCAGTACCTCATCTGGTCAGGACAAGCAGACATCTGGGACGAGATCCAGCGGGAGCGCAACGCTATTATCCAGAAGCGCAAAACTGCTGAGTTGGCGGCAAAGAAGAAGGCCGAGGAAGAAGCCGAGCTACGTCTGAAGCAGCGGAAAGAGAGAATGCTGCTGGCTGTAGTGTTAGGGGTCGGCGGCATCATCTTCTATCATTCTGCCGCTTACATCTGGTCTTGGTATCAGGCGAACCAGTGAAGTATCTCGCTGGTGTCATGTTCTTTGTTGTAGTGCTGATGGCAACGCTTGCAGGGATAAGCAAATGAACACAGAACAGATTGAAGTCAGAACGTGGTCGGTGGTGGTGCTGACGCTGAACTTTATCTTGTTCGGAAGTGTTGCAGCCATCCTCTATGCGGTGATGTTTGTCGAGCATGACCTCGAGCGCATCAGCCCTATCGACCAGCAGTTTCTAGCGATCCTGAAAGACATCATGTTGTTGTGTATCGGTGCTGTCGGTGGGTTGGTAGGCAGGAAGGGTGCCTATGCTGCGGCTAATATGATTTCAAAGGAAAAAGATGATTCCACTCGGCCCACTACTTGAGGTTGGCGGCAAGATTCTTGATCGAGTCTTGCCTGACCCTGCTGTTGCTGAAGCTGCTAAACGAGAGCTTGCAAAGCTAGAGCAGGATGGTGAACTCGCAAAGATGGCTCAACAGACGAAGCTGTTTGAGCTAAACGTCGAGAACACGAAATCCGCACGAGAGATGCAGGTAGCCACCAGGAGCCGCATCCCTGCTGTGCTGTCTATCGTCACCGTTGCTGGGTTCTTTGGGCTACTTGTAGGCTCTGCGCTGGGCTACATGACGCTGACAGGTAGCGATGTCATGATGCTCCTGCTAGGTGTCTTGGCTCGAGAGACTGCATCGGTGTACAACTTCTGGTTGGGTTCGTCCAACTCCAGTCAACAGAAGGATATGCTCAAGAAATAATGGTTACTGTTGGTTTTTTTCTGGTTTGATACAGAACTATCTGTCTTGCATGACATCCGGTTATGCCAAATAATCTTCCAAGTTCTTCGTATTGTGGTTTGTATTTTTGATATACATTACGAATTGAATCTATAAACTGATCTGAATACTTGTGCAAATTATTATTTTGACCATGCTGGTTGTTTAATTTTGTTTGTCTAGCATGATCGTTGTTTTCTTTGTAGGTTGCCCATTCCAAATTTTCAACATTATTATTTAATTTGTTTCCATCCTTGTGATTGACAGTTTTTTTGTATTCTGTTTCTTCAAGAAATGCTTCTGCAACAACCCTGTGAATTAGTTTTTTTGTTTTTGTGTCTAAACTTACGATAAGATATCCTGGTTTTATTAAAGAACCTTTAATCATTTGTTCTTTTTTGTGACCTACCCTGCCATCTTTGTATTTTATTTCTCTTGCTAATGCTTTCATTCTTCCAAATGACGAAACTTCATATCGACCCTCAAATCCAACAACAGGCTTCCATATTTCTTCCATTGTTTACCTCTTTTGCATTGTTTGGATGATTGTACTATGGCAACTGAAAATTGGCAATTTGCTCTTGCTCATGTTCTGAAGTCGGAAGGCGGTTATGTTCACCACAAGGACGATCCTGGTGGCATCACCAACCTTGGATGTACAAAGAACGTCTGGGAGGAGTGGTGCGGTAAGCCTGTCACTGAACAGGATATGCGTGACCTCCAGCCGGACGACGTTGCCCCGCTCTACAAAACCAAGTATTGGGATCGGGTGAAGGGTGACGATCTGCCAGCAGGGATCGACTATTGCGTGTTTGACGCAAGCATCAACTCAGGTGTTGGCAGAGCATCCAAGTGGCTGCAAGAGTCTGTTGGAGTGCAGCCTGACGGTGTTATCGGGCCGATGACGCTGCGAGTTGCACAGGCAATGGCGCCGAATGACCTTGTGAACCTGTATTGCGACAAGCGGCTGGCGTTCCTGAAAGAACTCAAGACCTGGGATGTGTTCGGGAGAGGCTGGGAACGGAGGGTAGAAGAAGTCCGCTCCGCAGCCCTATCAATGCTTTAAAACGGCATTTCGTCCTTTGCTTTTGGCTCCGCAAGGGTAGCCCAGCCATCCCAGCCAACAGGTACTGACTCCATCTTTAGCGTCAGACCTTTCGGGCCTTGCATGACAACGCCGATCTTCTGCCAGCGTTTTTTCTCCTCTCCTTGCTTGTTTGTATAAGTTCCAGTGCTAGCGATTACTTCGTATGCGATGGGCATAGCTTCTCCATTAGGTTGTTGACTTCAGACAAAAACTCTTTGACCTTGCTCTCGAACTTCTCGATCTCCTCCTCTGTCGGCTGGAACCGGACTACAAACAACCGAAGGTGTTCAGGGAACCTGTCGTCGAACGACACAAAATCCACCCACTTCCTGCCGGTACAGCTAAGTTGAGCCATCATCTGCGGGGTGTACTTCGCAGGAGGTTTGCCGCTTTGGATGTAATCGAGGTGTGTCGTTGACCGCGGGCACTTGATCTCCACCAAACCGTCTGACCCAACCAGAGCATCAGGGCTGGCACCAAACCAACGGATCATCGGGTGCTTAACAAACCCAACATCGTCCGTTAGTTCGTAACTCGCTTGATACGCAGCCTTTGCAAGCGGTTCGACATCAATCCCACGTTGCATATCTGCGTTAACGAACGAGTCTTGTGCTCGACCCGTCAGTCGCTCCGTGACTAGTTGGGTCAAGTATCCTTTCCTTGCTTGCGTGTCCTTGCCTGCGAGGATGTCGGCAGCACGAGAGCCTGTTGCGTGACCCAATCTGTCCTGAAACCACTGTTCTGTCCGTTGCTCAGTCATGGACGTACTCCAAAACCCGTTGAAACCGTCCAGAAGCGGCTTTCCTGCGTCCGGTAGGCATCAGGTATCCCTTCCTCACCAGCGGCGCTATACGGGGCGTTATCGTGTTGAGCGGGAGTCCTGGCAGACGCTTGGCTAGTTCGTCTGCGGTCAGACCCTTTTTTGCGTTCCTGAACTCGGCCAGCACGACCATCTCAAGCCGGTTGGCATCGACGCTGCCTGCTGCCTCGTGGCTGGTTTGCGGATCGGTGTTGCGAGCTAGTCCGGGCCAGTTCATGCTTTCACCTCCAGTTTTTCATCGTTCTCCGCGAACAGAACGATCTCAACTTGGGAATCCTTTGTTTTGATGATGATGTACCGCTGCGAGAAAACCCGACAGCTTTCGGTGTGCAGGGTTTTGATTTCTGACAGTTCGACGGATTCGACTTTGTGGATGTTGATGTTCATGCTTTCACCCATGACTGATGTGGAATCGGGAACTTGGGAGCGTGAAAGAACTTCCGCAGGATCAGCGTGTCGGGGTTGTAGAAGGCGCTAGGGTTGATGCTCTTGATCTGGGCGATGGCCACCTCAAGTTCCTTGTTGTCGTGTTGGTAGTCGCGTCCGACTCGAGCAGCAGCGCGGAGCATGGCACGTTGTTGGTCATTCAAAAGAATTGCGGGTTGCATCATTTCACCTCCATCAGTTGTGTCTTACGGGTGTTTTTAGCTGCTTCGAGTTGCTGCATGAACTCGGTGTCTTTTAGAGCCTTGTAAGCGTGAGCAAACACGGTCTTGAGTCCGTCTAGGTTCTCAGCGTTTGCGACTTGCTTGAGATACGGAGCAGGGTCAATTGCTGGCTTCTTGCTGGCTGCGTTACCGTCATCGTCCTCTGGAGCTATGCCGCACGCTGCCATAAGGCTGTACCTGCGGGCGTATGAAAGCGCCGAGCCGTAGCCCTGTGGGTCTTGCTTTGCAGCAGGTACGTGGAGCTTACCGCCCGACAGTGTTTCGCCGGACTCGTGAACGAATACGGTCTCGACGATCACCCCGTCCTCGCACTCGTGCGTCTGCTGCATGAGCATGATTCCGTTCCCGTTCAGCCCGTCAATGACAGCCTCTACGCAAGCCGCAAGATCAGCGTATCTGCTTTTGAAGTGAGGATTGGTGGAAGATTTCAACGCAGGCCCGAAAGCCTTCTGTGCCTTGACCAACGATGATGCGATCTGTTTCATATGTCCCTCGATATTTTTGCCATTTGCTTAGGTATTGTTCCTGTTCGCTCGGTGGTGTCCACCCGAATCGTCGCCACGTTTGCTGCACATCTGTAGCGACGCCGGGAGTCCACTTGAAGTCTAGATCCGTGAGATGAGTTGCCAAACAAGGTCTCCGATGGTTGAGGTTGAACCGATACTCCAATCGACTGCTGTGATGCCGAGGACTACTCCTGCTGCGATGATTGCGAGGTGTTTCATTTGCAAGCCTTGTATGCGAGTTTGGAGGACTGCTTCCAGGTGTCGAACTGCTTTTCTGCCAGTTCCTGAATGCGCTGCTTAAACTTTGCTTTCGCATCCTCACCGTTCCAGACCATCGTGATGATGTCGTCTGTCGTCAGGTCGGTGTGAACGTCAAGGTCGCCCCAGACCTGGATGATTTCCCTGACTGACGCTGAGTCGAGCCAGCAGGCAATCTCGTCGCTCTCCTGCTCTTGCTGACGCTCGAGACTGTCGTTGTAGTTGTCCTCACGAATCCAGTACAAGTCCATTTGTGCCTCGGTTGTTGTTTGTTGACGGTGAAAGAATAGTACAGTAGACTTCATCCCGAGGTCAACTAGAGCGTTCCATTTTTTACAACTTTTACAATTTGAGGTTGCGATGACACCGAATGATGCGATCAACTTAGCCGCTGCCCTGGTGGGCACGAAGGGGAGGCTGTGTGAGCAGTTGCAGGTCAGCAAGCAGGCAGTGAACGGGTGGAAAACTCGGGGGGTTCCGATCAAGCGAGCCTTGCAGATTCAGGAGTTGACGGGAGGGGTGGTAAAGCTGGGTGATCTGTGTCCGCAGTACAAGAACATCGAAATCGTGCAGATCGAAAATGTCTAGCCTGACTGCTAGGTCGAAAGCTGTGCTTGTAGAGCGAGGCTATCAGGTAGCACTGGTCGAGCACTACAACTCGTTCACAAAGCGCAAGCACGACCTCTGGGGCTGCATTGATCTGCTGGCAATTGGTCACGGCGAGACGGTAGCAATCCAGGTGACTAGCAAGGGTCATCTGTCAGAACGTCGGCACAAGATCGAGGAGGCCGAGGCTTACCCTGAGATGCTGCGTTCAGGGTGGCGGGTGGTGCTGCATGGGTGGTTCAAGGAAGGCAACCGTTGGCAGTTGAAAGAGGTGGAACTGTGATCTTCACACTCGCGCACGACACCGCCCGTCAGAGGGCTGTAGAGGCCGTTAAAAACGCTCGGCATGGCTGGGTGGTACGGATAGAGCCACCCAACAGAACAAGCGCCCAGAACTCGTTCTATTGGGCCACACTGTCAGCGATCAGCGAGCAGATACGTCCGCAGGGTCAGGCTCACGATCAGGATGTCTGGCACGCTTACTTCAAGACTCGGTACTTGCCTGGGAGGATGTTGGAGTTGCCCAACGGTCAGGTGATGGAGGCAGAGCCGACTACAACAGGGCTGACGAAGGCACAGTTTTCCGACTACGTTGAGCAGGTACTGGCATGGGCGATCAATCACGGGTTGACGCAGACGGACGAGATGTCTGTTTTGCGTGCGGCGAACGACACGACAACGCAAGACTCGTCACTCTCCCTGATGGCTCCATAGTCGGACTACAGTCCAAGGCTTACACGATTTACTGTGAGGCTAACACTGTGTTGTCTTGGACAAAGCCTAAACGAACGGAGTATCTCGAGCGTGTCGAAAAGGCTCGAGGCATAGCAGGCAGGGAAGAACTGGCAAAGGAGATCATGAGATGGTACGCAGCAAAGCGTGGCTCAAAGCGGTAGCAAGTCTCGACTGCCAGCGATGCGGTTTAGATGGTCAGACACAGGCTGCTCATGCCAACTGGTCACACTACGGCAAGGGGTTGGGGATGAAAGCGCACGACTGCTTCGTGGCAGCACTCTGTCAGCACTGCCACTTTGCCATCGACCAGGGGTCGAAGATGACAGGAGAGGAGCGGCGGGAGGCGTGGGAGGATGCGTTCCGCAAGACGTTGGTTGCGCTGTGCGAGGCTGGCAGACTGTCTGTCAAGTAGTGCTGAAGTTCCCGAAACTTCCCGTGGCGGGAAAAGCGGGAATCCCGACGGGAAATGTGTCAAGTAGTGCGGGGAAAAGGTTCTATAGCAGGTGTTTTCCACTACAAGGAGGTTGAGATGAAGAAGGTAGCAATAGGTCTGTTGTTCTCTCTGGTGGCTAGTGTTGCTTACGCTGCTTGCAGCACGCACACTTACTTCGTCAACGGCAGGTATGTCACTTGTACTACCTGTTGTTACGGCAGCAATTGCAATACGAACTGTTTCTAGCAGGGGTGCCTGTAAGGTTGGTGTAAGGCTTTACAGGCACCATTTGTTTTCGTATGATCGGTTCTGCGCTGTGAGAGGCGCATAGCAGGTCAGCAAGACAGTCTTTATCGGGCTGGTCTATCTGACCGTTTCTAACCCGTCCTGGGTGTGACCTGCCGGAATTCTCACCGGATAGGCCAGCACCGATGGAGATTGCTTTGCATTACTACCATCACCACATCGGTGATTTCATCAAGGCTACGGCACGACTGACAGATGCTCAGTCAATGGCGTACCTTCGCCTGATCTGGATGTATTACGACCGGGAGCGACCGCTTCCAGATGACATCGAGGCCCTGGCTTTTCAGCTAGGAATAGACGAAAAGACCGTCCAACTGATCCTTGTTTCGTACTTCAGGCTCGAAGACGGATGCTGGCATCACACGCGCTGTGACGCTGAAATCAAAGAATACAAGCAACTTATCCACAAGCGTAGCAAGGCTGGCAAAGCATCTGCTGAACACAGGGCTAACACTAGTTCAACACCTGTTGAGCAAGTGTCAGACACACAGCCAACAGATGTTCAACTAACCAATAACCATGAACCAGTAACCAATAACCATATAAAAGAAAAGAGGTCGCGCGGATCGCGCTTTGATCTTCAGGAGATGCCGGACAGTTGGATTGACTTCTGCAAGCAGGAGCGTCCAGACCTCGAGCCGCGCAAGACTTTCGATGCCTTCCGCGACTACTGGATCGCACAGCCTGGTAGCAAGGGCGTCAAGGCCGACTGGACAGCAACGTGGCGCAACTGGATTCGCAACACTAGGGTTTCCCCGAATTCCCAACCTGCCAAGCAAGATCGCAAAATGGACTTGTTGCTAGGCCGACGCCAACCAGACTTTGTGACCGTTATCGATGCTGACTATCAGGAGCGGCTAAATGCACTTAGCGGACCGAGTTTTTGAGAGGTTTGTCGCTCTATACGGAGCGCAGAAGTTTAAGGTCATGTTTGAGCATGACGACAACGCGATCATGCCAGCCAAGGAAGCCTGGAATAACTTCCTGCAATCCTGCAAGCCAGATGTTTTGCGAAAGGTTATGGACGCTATTCCGCATCAGAAACGCGAATGGCCCCCCAACCTGTCCGAGTTCATCGGTATGTGCAAGGACTTCGACCGCGTAGAGCACAGAACCTACGACGCCCTTCCAGCCCCGAAGGTTCAGACAGATGTTGGTCGGGCTGCATTGGCAGAGATGAAAGCAAGACTACGGGTTTCCCCCAATACCAAACTATGACAGACGAGCAGAAAATAGTGGATGCGCTGATAGCCGACTGCAAGGAAATAACGGAGTACCACCTTGCTGGCTATCGGTTCAAGTGGAACGGGAAGCAGGTGATCCGCAGGACGATGGCAGCGAGGTTGGAGAGGCTTACGTTTGCTGGGTTCGGGGATCGGTTCCCGGTAATCATCAACGACAACCGGAAAACAAAATGAGTCTGTGTCCTGTATGCGGATCGTGGCAGAGCAAGGTAAAGGAGTCCCGCCGAGACACTCGATACGGATGGAAGTGGAGACTTCGCGACTGTTCTAACTGCGAGCACAGGTGGTCAACGTACGAGGTGCCGGCGGAGGGAATGAGCGTGGATGGAGATGGAAACCCAGATGGGAGGTTGGAGCGATGAACCGAGACGACATCACCCGCATGGCGCGAGAGGCTGGGTTCGTTGGGTTTGATGGCGACAACGGCTCCCTGCGCCGCTTCGCCGCCCTTGTCGCCGCTGCTGAGCGTGAGGCGTGTGCTCAGATTGCCTTTAATGCCAAGACATACGTCAAAGCTGCCGACGCCATCCGAGCACGAGGTGAGAAATGACCGAAGCCTTTTTTATCGGCTGGGCCGTTGGCATCGTGCTTGGCTATGTGATCTGGGCACCGGAGACGCGGTTTAAGAAGAACTTCGTTGATGGACTGACGTTGCGGTTTTTGTGGAGACGGAAATGAGTATGACAATGCACGAATACGAACATTGGTCAGTCAGAATGAAACAGGAGAAAGAGATGAGCGAATCAAAGGCAAGTATCGGAACTGCATATGTTGAAAAGACAAAACAAGACCCGCCCATAGTTGTACAGATGAACATCTTAGATAAACAGCTTGCGGTATTGCAGGATCTTATCTTTCAGCTTGAATCAAAACTTTCTCCTGTTCTGCAAGAGGTTCCTCCCGCCCCACAAGAACAACCCCCCGGAATCCAAAAACTGCCATTCGGGTCGTCTGTGTTGTTTAACGGATTGCAATCGCTGAATGGTCATGTCGTCCGTCTACAAGCGCGAATTATTGAAATCACAGAACGGGTTGAGGTGTGACATGGCTAACATAAAACCCGTAGACATCCCCAACCAATACAAAGAATCTGCACACGAGGTTTTGCAAGAGGCGATGGACGAGAACCCGGACACAGTTGTAGTGTTGTTGTTCTGGAAAGCTCAGAATCAATTCATGATTAAAACGTCTATGCAGCAAGATAGGTTGAGTTTGATCGGTGCGATTGAAGAGGCGAAGGCGAAGGTTATTAAGGATGGGTACGCATCATGAGCATCGAAGCAATGAGGCAGGCGCTGGAAGTGTTAGAGCAAATCAATCAACTCAGCATTGGTGAGAACGCCATCGCTTTGCCGGGTGAGATCGACGGAGCAATGGACAATCTACGCGCTGCCATCGAGCAGACTGAGAAGCCGGTGGCGTGGATGTACGACTTTCTGAATTCAGACAACCGAGACGAAGTGATTCGAAATTGGGTTACGCAATCGAAGGATGACATCAAACGGGAGAACGGTTTCAACGTGCGCCCGCTCTATACCGCACCGCGCCAATGGGTCGAACTGACGGACGACGAAGCGCGTGGTCTAGTCAATCGCGCTACTTTCGGCGACAAAACAAACTGGCAGGCGCTGGTTTATATGGTCGATGCAAAGCTAAAAGAAAAGAATGCGTAAAGACCCGATCACTGTCGATCAGATTGCTGGACGGATGATCGAACTCGTCCAGCAGCGCAACAGTCTGTCGAGAGATGACCTGGAATACGTCGTTGAGACAATCGCAAAACTGAAAGACGAGCGTCTCAAGTCTTGTATTGCAGAGCTAATCGGGTGGGGTGACGATGAACGTGCTGAAGTCGAAACCTTTGTTGCAATCGCAATCGAGGTAATGAAGCGAACAAACGTATCAAAGCTGCGAGAGTGTGCAAGGATCGTCGAACTGAGGTACTTGAGCCATGACTTGTCAAAATGATTTCAGACTTGTCGATCAATCAATCACTGAGCATTCTGTTGTCGAACTTTATGTTTGTTTCCACTGCGGGGCTGAACGGTTCCGCGCACTATCAGGGAGGTTCTGTGGAGTCGAGGCTACACAATTGGGCAGCATGGAAGCGGAAAGAGCCGCTAGCAGATCAGACAGACGCGAAGATCGTTGATGCTGTCATCCAGAAACTAGGGCCAGACGACAGAGCAGCCATCAACGCTGTCTATGTCTCCCACCCATATCAGTCGATCTACTACGTTTCTGCTGAAATCTCCACCCCGCCCAGCTGGATCAACCGAGCAATCGAAAAGGCCAAACGTGGACTCACAACCTGAAGCCCGATTATTAGCCGCTGTCGTATCTCTGGCTATCCGAGACATGACGCACCGTCCTGTCATGGAGGGCAAGCGTCCGATTATGACTGTCGAGGCCAGGACAGCGTGTCGATTCCTGTTTTCAGACGCTTCTGACGGATACCTTGATTGGCTAGATTACGATCCACCAGTGTTCCGCGATCAACTTTTAAGGATAATGAACAACACATCACACGAAAAACTTGCAGGACTCGATCCAATGGATCGCAGGGTCATGCGT